AGCGCCTTCGCGACGGTGTCGTGGGACGTTGCGTACTTTTGCAGAGCTTCGTCCTGGTTCAGGATGATGCCCATGTGCTTCAGGCCTTCAGTGTCGGCCTGCTGGATGTTCGTGATGAGGTCGGTCAGCGTCTCGGAGGAGCTCTTGTTCGCGACCACCGCCAGGTTCTGCGCCATGCGGCCCAGCTCGAGCGACTTGTTGTTGTCCAGGTTCGCCGTGGTCATGGCAATCATCGCTTCCCGGGACTTCATCATCGAAATGCCGCTGTTCTCGAGGCCCTTGGCGAAGGAATCCATCTGGGCGTTGGAGTAACCGGCATTCACGCCAACGGTATGCATGACGACGCCCAGCGTCTCATAGCGAGCCGCCAGCATGGTCGAGCTCTTGATGTAGTCGGCAACCTTCAGCGCCGCGAAGCCGGCCGCCACCACCGCCAGGCCTGCCCGAGCGAACCCGCCGAGCTGGTCGAAGGCGTCGCCGATCGTCTCGATCTGGCGCTGCGCGGTCTGCGCACCCTCCACGGTAAAACTGATGACGGCGCCGGCTCGAGGTGTGAATGACATCTACTGCATCCCTATCGTTTCGACGCCCACTCTTCGAGCGCCGCTTGTTCCATGTGCTTGATGAGGAGGTAGTACTCCCGGCGTTTCTTGCTGGGGACGCCCAGCATTCGCAGATCCGCTTCGACGCTGGCGTAATTCAGACCGATCGCACCTGCCATACCTGCCGTCCACTGCGTTTGCAGGCCACCCCAGATCGCGAACACTTCCTCGTTTTCGGGCCACAGCCAGAATTCCTCGGGGTCGTCGATCGGGTTGGTCTCGCACTGCAGGCCGAAGGCGGCGAATGCCTCAGCCAGATCGTCAGCTGTAGCCGTATCAGCGCTCGAATCGGACCGAAGTTGGCCACGCGCCATCAGGCGCGCAGCCTCCTTCAGTTTTTTGCGACGGCGCCGACTTCCTTCATGTAGGCTTGGAAGCAAACGCCCGGCACGCCTGCCTCATCCATGACCGCGGCGAGGTTCTCGTCGTTGAACGGCAGCGGCTGGCCGGCGTCATCCAGCACGCCTTCCCAGCCATTGGCGACGCTTTGAATGAACTCGGCGATGCGCCCCTCCTTGTTCGCCGACGCCTCCTCGATCTGGGTCTGGCTCAGGCGAGTGCACAGCAGCACGAAGTTGAACGGAACCTGCTTGCCGTTTTCGTCGGACTGGCTGCCCTTGACCAGGACGCGAACTTTGTTGCGGGTGACGAGTTTGAATGCCATGTTGGTCTTTCGTGTTTGAAGTGGAAAACGGGGTTACATCGCGACGATGCGCCACTCGTCGTTGCCGTTGACCGGCATGAAACGCAGGTCATAGCCGATCAGGCGCTTGCCGTTGCGGTCGACCTTCTTCGGCGCCAGCAGCTGGACAGCCGGCGCGAAGAAGATGATCTTGTTGCCTGAGGTCAAGCCGATGGTGATGGCCAGGGACTGGGTGGTGTTGGCCTTGACCAGCGCCATCAGCGCAACCTCCTGGGCCGCGGTGAGGTCGAGCTCGAGGCTGCCGGTCGACTCGCGGTCAGTGATGTCGACCGTCTCGGTGCCGAGCAGCGCATCGAACTGCACCTGGTTGCCGGCCTTCATCTCGAGGCCCGTGCTGGAGTACTGTGTGCCGCCGCTGATGACGCCGGCGGTGTACGTGCAGCCCAGGGTGATATCGATGACGTTGGCCTTGGTCATGGCCACCGGCTTCTTCCAGGCCTGGTAGCTGCCGGTGTCGGTGGCGGCGCTGATGCCGCCGTCGAGCGCGGTCCAGTCGATCTTGAACACCGGACGCTCGCCAGCCTTGGCCGAGAGGGTGAATTCACCCATGGTGGCCAGCATCTTGTGCAGGGCGCCGTCGTCGTAGTAATACTGGGTACCCGAGCGCTGGCCAGTCGACACCGGCGTGTACTCGACGCGTGCTGGAGTCGTCAGCAGGCCTTCAGCGCAGCCGCACATCTGCAGCAGCTTGCCCCAGGCCGGCGCGGTGCCGGCGGTGCCGGATCCCGCCAGCTCGACGGTATAGTTGGCCTTGATGCTGGCCGGGCCGACCAGCTGCTCACTCGCGCCAAACGTGCCACGAATCAGACTGCGGTCGATGTTCTGGGCGTCGAGCGGCGTGATGGTAGCTTCGCTGACCAGGATGGCATTGGCGGCGCCGGTCGGCAGCGCGTCTTGACCCGTGGTCGCTTCCAGCGCGGCGAGCACCAGCATGTTCTTGATATAGCGGCTCATGGTTTACTGCTCCTGTTCGGCGGTGTACGGAATGGCGTGGACGGCGGCATCGCCCAGGTCGGCGCTGGTCGGCGTGGGATCATTCGAGACCCACTTCCATGCGGCTTCGTCCCAGGTCCAGGAGCCGCCACCCGGCGGCACCGGAATGTCGCGCCCCTGCGCGTTGTTGCTGTCGTTCGTCATATCAGTTCAGGATTCCGTTGGATGTGCGGTGGTCCGCGATGTAGGTGAGGCGAACCCACCCGGTTTTTTTGCCCTTGGAGTCGTTTTCAGCTTCGAGCCCGGCAATGCGCAGATCGGCGACCAGGCCGTCCAGGGTGGTGTTCTGCCCCAGGCGCTGCGCAACAGCGCTGAGCAGCGGGTCGACGACCAGATCGCCGGATTCCTTCACGCTGCTGGCGAAGACCTCGACGGTGATGCGGGTCTGCCAGTCCATCGGCGCGCCGGAGATCGTGGTCGCCTCCGGCTGCGCCGCGTCCCACTGAACGCTGACGGCCTTGTCGGTCTGCTCCGGAATCAGGGTGGAGCGCGCACGATCGATCACCGGGCAAACTGCCGGCGTGGCCTTGAGCGCGTCGATGATCGCGCTGACGATTTGGGCAAAAGCCGTGGGCATCATTGCGTTCTCGCCAGGGACAGTTTGGTCAGGCCGGTGCCGTCGGGCGCGTCGGCCGTGATCTCGTAGGGCACGCCGGCGACCACGACCAGGTTGCCGACAGGGGCTTCCATCACGGCGCTCGAAGCCACCGTGACGGTTGGGCTGGTGTCCGCAGCGCCAGAGCCGAAGTTCACTTCGGCAGATGGCCGGGCGAAAATGCCGGTCACCATGACGCCGCCGATAATCACCTGCACATTGCTGAGCTGGTTCAGGACGGCGGCGTTGGCGTGAGCCTCGAGGTCGGCGAAAAGCAGCACGTCGGGATTCCTATCGGACGACGCCGTCGAGCAGCACGCGGGCGGTGGTGTCGCTGCCGCCCTTGGCCGCGGTCAGCGCGCCGACCAAGGTATTGCTGCCGACCGTGGTAGTGATTTTGCGGGCCGTGTTGTCCCAGTAGACCTTCGCGCCCGGGTTGCCGGTGTCGGCCGTCACGGCCGCGATGTCGAAGACGCCGGTGCGCTCGATCTCGATCTGCGCGCCGTTCGCGGCGTCGGTCGATGCCACGCCGAATAGTGCGCCGACCTGGACGCCCTGGCCGCTGGTCACGCCGTACGGCGCGATCACGGTGACGGTCTGGCCTTTTTGTACCTTGTTCTTCATGTGGATAAGTCCCGGTTGTCGTTGATGAGCGGGCCGGCGCTTACGCGGCGCCCTTGCCCTTGTACAGGCCGCGGTAGTCGACCGCCGATGCGGCGAAGTCCAGGCGGCACTTCCAGGTCATGCCGTCGACCTCGAAGCCAGCCTGGCTTTCGATCACCGGGCCCTCGGCGCCATCCAGGAAGCAGTACTCGACGGTGTCGACCTGGCTGTTGTTGCTGGCCAGGTACCAGGCGGCAGCGCCGCCATCGATGCCGTCCAGGATCGGCTCGACGATCGGCTCGACCGAGGTGCGTCCGCCGGCGCGGACTTCGTTCACGTCGCCAGGCTTGGCCGGCGTGTAGTTCGAGCTGGTCAGCTGGTAGGCATCCTGCTCGAGCGCGGCCGGCACGATCAGGAAGTTCGGCGCCAGGTTCAGCTCTTCGTTGGCCAGACCCTTCTGCAAGCGCATCGCGGTGCGACCAGCTTTCAAGGCACTCAGCTGCAGCATGGAGCCTGCGCCGGTGCCCAGGTTGCCGTGGTCGGCGTGGAACAGCGCCTTGCCGTCGGCCATATTCGGGTTGCCCGTCAGCTGGGCGTACACCAGGCGGTTTTCGAGGCGGCTCGAGGAGGAACCGAACGCAGTAACCAGGCGCTCGAATGCGCGCAGGTCGTCGTT